ATTATTACCTCCGAGATGAGCAGTTCGACTTAAAGGACGTATCTGCTGGTCTGGTGGGTGCTGTTGTCGGAGTATTAATGTGTCTGCTATGAACTATTTAGAACAATTTAAGTACGTAATGTGTAGCGTTATCAGCGGAATGCTGAGCTTGTTTTTCCCGATACGTGATTTCATGTACGCAATGTTGATTGTGTTTGGTGTCAATTACATCTTCGGATTAGTTGCAGGACTGAAACATGGCGAGGAATGGAACTTGAAAAAGTCAATGGTGTTCTTCTATCATTGTTGTTTGTTCTTCGTAATGTCAGCTTCTATCTTCATTACAGGCTATTTTCTTCACGCTGGAGAAGAGACGCTCGGAGTTGTCAAGGCGTTATGTGGTGTGGCTATATGGTTCTACTCAACAAACATCGTCCGAAACTGGCGGATGATGCTCATTGAGAATACGACGATGTGGAAGGTCGCAGGCTTTGTTTATTACGTGCTAACACTGAAAGCGATAGACAAAGTACCGTTCCTTAGTGAGTATCTTAAGAGTTCGCATGTTAATGTAGATGATGATAAACCAAAGTTTGATTAGTTATGGCAAATTTCTCTATAGCGGAGCTGGTACAATCCAGCACCGCTGAACAACTCAAGATAAACAATAACCCTCCTACTATTGTGAGGGTTCACTTGACGGAGACGATTACACTCTTAGAGTGTATTCGTGCAGAGTGGGCAGAATATTGCGAACGTCACGACCTCGGTACGCCTGCTATCCGCATCACAAGCGGCTATCGCTCACCAGAGTTGAACAAGGCTGTAGGAGGAGTGAAGAACTCTGCTCATGTCGTTGGTTATGCAGCAGACTTGCAGCCTGTCAATGGTAAGCAGGATGAGTTTGAACGCTTCTTTGCGACAGAGTTCTCCCTGATGGGGTACTCTTACGACCAAATCATCATCGAGCGGTCTAAGTCCTCTCGTTGGGTGCACGTGGGTTATAAGCGTGCGGATGGAAAGCAACGCAGACAGTGTTTCACATTAAAAGTATAAGAGTATGGAAGATAAGGATATTAAGTATTACGTGTACACGATGTTAATCATCATTGGATTACTGGCTCTTACCTCGCTCTGCTTCACAAGCTGCTCGCATAGGGTGTATGTTCCTGTGCAGTCTATCCGCACTGATACTATCTACATGTCATGGAAAGACAGCGTACATATCAAGGATAGTTTAATCACTCGGCAGGTGATTAACATTCGTGATAGTGTCGCTATTCATGATAGCGTTGTTATCATCAAGGACGAGCAAGGCAACATCAAAGAAAAGTTGATAATTCGCTATCGTGACCGCTGGCACGCTACGCAGGACAACCTCACGCTTCAACGGCTGTTAGCCCACTATAAGGCAAGTAATGACATTTTGCGAGCGACAAGGAAAGAACGCATTGAAGTTCCTGTACCAGTAGAGAGGAAACTATCTCGATGGGAGAAGCTAAAGATGGATGTCGGCGGCTGGGCAATCGGCGCAATGTCAACAGTTCTGCTGGGTATTATTGGATATATCGTTGTTTGGCTCTTGAAGAAATATAGGAAACTTTAATGTGTCAATCCTTGCAAATTCTTGAATAACTTGCAAGAAATTCTATAATGAAGTACATCAAGGTATATATCACAGAGAGCCGTACGAAAGATAATCGCTTCGTACAAGCCTCTATCCGTGGCATTGAAGATAATACGGGTGAGAGTTTTACGAGTTCTCACCCTAAACTCCTTCAAGACATCATTTGTCACGCTCTATCTCTTGCGCACGGTGTCGAGATAGAGGGCAACAACGGTTTTACTTATACATTCCCATTCAAGCTATCATAATTATGGCGATAGAAAAACTCTACTTAGAACATAAACAGACAGGTGGTCGGTTGACCGCTGACGAGTTTAACAAGTTGCCCGAAAAGGTCAATGAACTCATCGACGCACAGAACTCTGAGGAGGAACGTGTGAAGAAGACGATTGCAAAGAACCGCCCTACGCTCGGACAGATTTCAAACGTAAATACTGAGGTTGACGAACTCACGTCTGAGACATGTGTACTCGTATGGAACGGTGATCAGTGGGTGGCAATGAAATTGTCTGAACTTCCTATTGGGCAAGGTGGCGGAGGACAACAGCAATCTATTCTCTATTATCTCCGTGCCATCAATCAGTCGCCATCTACCACGCTATCTGCTTCTAAGTCAGCAGGCGAGTGTGCAATCAGGTTTATGTTCGTGTCACGCACAAAGGATGTTGGGCAGAGTGATTTCATCGACACAGGAGAATGGGGTACTTACGAAATCTTCGCTAAGGCAGGCGATGGTACTTTCGTAAGTAAGGCTCGTGGTAGATGTCAGTCTAATACCGTGACAACTGTTGATGTATTTAAGTTCCTTGAGAGCGGACAGAACAATATCATGGTGAAGATTACAGGTGAGGTGACTGGTCAAACCTCTCCTGCCTTAGTCTACTCTATCACGCTGTCGGCTCTATTCCTTTCTATCTCAGAGTTCAACTGGTGGAAAGCCTATCAAGGCGACATTGTGCTGCCGTGCTACATCAGCGGTAACATCTCAAAGACGCTTCATGTGAAGATTACAGGTGAAGGGTATGAGCAGACGTATGAACGACAGTTCGGTACAGCTACTTACACCTCTTCGCCTGTCGCTTATACCGTTCCGTTCACGAATAAGACGGGTGTCTTCCATCTCTCTGCCTGGTTGTCAAATGAAGACAATACCGTACAGACTACTCCAGTAGGTTACGACTTTATGGCTGTCGCTAATAACGAGGCTGTGAAGATGGTTGTCGTCAATAACAAGGCGGAGAAGCTGTTGAACTGGTATGAAAACAAGGTGTTGGAATACGCTGTATATGATGGCAAGGCGGTTACGACACCACTCTCAATCTTGATGAAGAAGGATAACGAGGTGCTGCAAGAGAATGTGTCAGAGAACACACTGACACAGACCAAGATGCAATACACGCTTTCGCTTGAGGTCGAGACAATTGATAACTCCGACTTTACAGCGTTGATTGGATTCAGAACTCACCCTACAGACGAGGTGCGACTACGTGACGCTATTCCTTTCCCTGTTGATAACTCGCAAGGCTATTCAGCTACAGCAGGAGCGGTATTCTATCTGAATGCTAAGAACAGAAATAACACAGACACCGACCGCAATGTCCTCCGCAATCTCATCAACTCCGAGCATATCGGTGCTGAATGGCAGAGCGTGGCCTTTTCTCGTGACGGCTGGATAATAGATGACGAAGGCGCACGCACATTGCGCTTGCTCGCTGGTTCACGTCTTACGATTGATTACAAGCCTTTCGCAAAGGAGGCAGCGCAGAGTGGTAAGACCATCGAGATAGACTATCAGATTAACAACACATCTGATTACGATGCAGAGTGTATCTCTATCGCTATGCCTTATCAGAAGGGTTATATCGGATTGAAGGTGAAGCCGTCTTCTATTATGTTCGCAACTCGTAGCGAGCGTAACGCTGACGTGCAGGCGATGAGTACAGATGATGGTGTGCGTATTCGCCTGGCACTCGTGATTTCTCCTAAGAAGTACACTTACGTCTTGAATGGTAATACGTATTACCTTAACCTCGTTTATCTTTACATTGACGGTGTAGAAGCTCGTAAGTTCGCTTACTTGCTTACTGACTCTATGCAGATAGGTACTGGTGGCGGTATCGTTATAGGCTCGGATAAGGCTGATGTTGATTTGTATTCTATTCGTATATATGACAGCGCAATGGACGCTGCTAACGTCCATCAGGACTATATCAACGCCTTGTCGACCGTAGGTGAGAAGAGTGCCGAGAAATTAGACAATGACATCTACGACACGCTCGGTACCACAGTGGACTTTGACAAGGTGCGTGGCAAGGTCAATGTCTTTACTTTTGATAAACCACTCCCAGCTTATGAATATGGAAAGTCTTATCGTCCAAAGGGTACGCTTGAGATTTATCCGAAAGACGGTAATACGAACCTTAACCGCTTGACGATTACCAACCTCCAACTGCAAGGTCAGGGTACATCATCAATGCTCTATTATCTTTGGAATTGGAAAGCGAAGGTAGCTAAGGATACTACCATCGTGTATGAAGATGGACAGACAGCACAGAAAAAGTTTGAGCTGTTCAAGAACTTACCTAAAATCTCTAAGCTGACAGGAAAGAAGAATATTGCTTCTTCAATGCAATATCACAAGATGGGTTCTGTAAACTCATTTACGGATCTATGGAAAGCAGTCGGTCTGACCAATGAGGGAATAGAACAGGACAGCAAAGCACGAGTATCTATATACCAAGAGACCTTCGTAGGATTTGAAAAGCAAACGGCAGAGGACGGAACAGTGACGTATAAGTTTGTCGGTCTGTTTACGGTTGGACCTGACAAGGGCGACGCAGCAACCTTCGGCTACGATAAGGACCTTTTCCCAGACCTCCTATCTATTGAAGGCTCTGACAACTCACCACGTATTACTTTGTATCAAGTGCCTTGGGATAAAAGGCGCATCCGCTACAACACGGAGGAAGAAGCGTATCAGTACCAAGTATCTGAACTCTCTTGGGAAAACTGCTTGGACTTAGATTACGCTAATCTCCCTGTGGATGATAAGTCAACAGCAGAAGACGAAACACGTCAGCGTGCAGAACAGCTTGTAGAGTCGTATATCACTGCTTACAACATCATATATCAGTGCGATACGTTTATCGAGCCTTTCAATGGAACGCTCGACGAATTAAATGCTGACCCACACTCAACACATATCGAGTATTGGATAGCAAAGCAGGGCGACCCAAACCAATACAACCTATACTATTACGATAGCTTATATAAGCGTTTCTGCCCTTCAACACTCGACAGCGGTGTGTCGGTGGTTAATCTCCGTCAGCAGTTAGTTGGTGACAAGTACGGACTAACCGAGGCGATATTCAACTCGGTTAGTGATGCTGCTCAGCTCAATGAGCTATTCAAGTCAGCACGTATTCAGAAGTTCCGTGCTGAGCAGCCACAGGACTGGGACATAATGGACCTACTTTTTCATCAGTCATACGGAGAAATTAAGGCTGCGACGGATAACTGTGCAAAGAATACATATCCGTATAACTTTAATGTAGAATAGATATGGCAAAGAGTAAATGGAAACTTCGTCAGGATGACCTTGATACTATCCTGGCAATAATTAATCAAGGTTTAATGAAGAAACCATACTGGGTAGAGTTTCACGACACCTATGCTGACGGCACACCAGTATGGAATGGTGAGAAGTCCGTACTGTGGAACCTAATGGAGCAAGCATATCCAGAGGAGCGTGCGCAAATGATGCGTCGTATGCTTGCGAAAATGGAGGAACTCGGAGGGCTACAAAAGGGTACGCACCAGCAAAAGCTGTTTGCATACTTCGAGAAGTATTACTTCTCTGTAATTGACAATTTCTCTTCTATGTTATACAATGAAGATGGTAAGCTGTACGAGAAAATGAAGCTTGCCATGCTGCAAGGTAAATACACGAACGACACCGACCCACTGGGTCAGTCGCTTGGTGATGGAAAGTCGCCTGAGGTGGCGTGGGTAAAGAAGCGTATTCAGTACCTTATGTCTAAGTACAGCTTCGGTGATTACGATGCAAAGACCGCTGAAGGTGCTATCACCGTCCGTACATCTGCACAGGCGGATGCTACGACTAACTCAATCGTTCTGCGCTTAACACCTGCGATGAAGTTGTACCCTACTATTGCGTACGGTACCACAATCATGCGTGGTGCTCGCACGGATGCAGGTAAGCCGTGTGAGATAGTCGTAGACATTAACGGTACGTCAGATCAGCAGCTCTCTGTCAAGTCTGCTGACTACCTGCTCGATATAGGCGATTGGTCTTCATACGTCATCAATGGTGCGCTCTCTATCATTGGTAAGCGACTCAAGCGATTGAAACTTGGTGATGAAAACGAACAGAACGTAAAGATACTTATATCTTCGCTTACGCTCGGTAATACAACATCATTAGAGGAAATTGATGTGCAGAACATCTCTACTCTTGGAGGCTCGCTCGATATGCGTGCTAACTACCGATTGCGTAAGTTCCTCGCTGGTGGCTCATCACTCACCGAAGCACACTTTGCCGATGGTGCTGCGCTTGAAGAAGTCGACTATCCTGCTTCCACGTCATACGTGGAACTGAAAAACCTCGATAAGCTCACGAATGAAAAATGCAATACAGAAGGTTGCGCTCCAAATGTGATGAGCTACTTTGTCAGCGGTTGTGACAATCTTCAACCCGTGAAGAAGCTCATCGACATCATGGATGCACAAGTAGGGCAAGTTCCTCACGCTCTGCGCTACGTCCGCTGTGTCGGTTTCAATGAGACTTTCACGGATGGAAGGACTTTCGATAAACTCTCCCAGCTGGTAGACGGCACATATCAAGGAATCGATGCAGAAGGTCAGTACGGTAATGACCCATATCCAGTGCTCGACGGCACTATCAATCTCTCCACAGGTGCGTATCGTGACACCTACGATGTGCTTATGACACACTATCCGAAACTCAAGCTGAACATCGCTAAGTGGTGGATTCGCTTCGAGGACCCCGAGGTGAAGCGTATCTGCATAGAGAATTGGGATAAAGACGGTGACGGTGAGCTATCTATGGAAGAAGCTGCTGCCGTTAGTTCCATCGGGACTAAATTCTACAATATAAAGAC